GTCCGTAATCATGTCTTGGTTGGCACCCAGGTGACTGGGGCGCGGGGGTTGCAACCAGCCGTTCAGAACGTGCCAGTCCATTGCGTGCCGTAGAAAGAAGTCGTAGCGCATCCCCAGCGAGTCGATCAGCTGCCGTAGACGCCAGAAAGCCAGCTTCTCTTTGGACTGAAGCACGTCCAAGCCCTTGAATCCGCGCATGAATTTCCCGCTGCGATCTTTCATGACCGATACGCAGTCCTGATAAGCGCGGTTGTAGCACTGCGCCAGGTAGTAGGTCGATTTGGTGGGGTGCATGCGCCGGTAGTCAAACCACTTGGTGCGCATGAGAGCCGCTTCCTTTTTGAGCAGCGAATCGGGAACGTGTTGAATCGCCAGCAGCTCCGCGTGCAGCAGGTTCAGGTCGTGCCCGTAGAAGTACCCCAGCCAGTCTGCGGGGTGGGAAATTGGGGCCGGTGGCGTAATCATTAAATCAGTCATTAGTGACCAGTATAGATATAGAAGATACGCGGGGCGAAAAATCCCCGCGTATTCCCCGCATTCAGATCATTCGGTGCCGTCGTCGGTTTCGTAGGCTTCCACGATCTCTTGCACCAAGCCGGAGCGCACCACGTCTTCCTTGGTGAAGCGCACGCACTTGACGGACGGAATGTGCGACACCCGTTGGATGGCGTCCTGCAAGCCCGAAGTCCCGTGAATGTCTTTCTGACGGATGTCGCCGTTCACCACCACCTTGCAGTCATGGCCAATGCGGGTCAGGAAGAGTTTCATCTGGTTCGGGGTGGTGTTTTGCGCCTCGTCCAAGATCACGAACGCCCGTTTGAAGGTGCGACCGCGCATGTACGCCAGCGGTGCCGCTTCGATCTTGCCGGTCTTGAGCAGGTACTCCACGAAACTCTTGCCCAGGCGCTCGTTCAGCACGTCACGGAATGGTTGCAGGTAGGGGTCGAACTTTTCCTCGATCTCGCCTGGCAGAAAGCCCAGCGACTCCCCTGCTTCGACTGCGGGTCGGGTCACGATGATTCGGTCAATGACGCCTTCAGACAGGGCTTGCGCTGCCAATGCCGCGCACAACCAAGTCTTGCCCGTACCCGCTGGGCCGGTGGCAAAGACGAGTTCGAAGGTCTTGATGGCGCTGATGTAGCGATGCTGCGAGTCGTTCAGCGGCTCGATGGGGGAGCGATCGACCTTTTCGGTCTTTCGTGGCTCAAAGAAGTCGTCCTGAGTATGGAGGTTGTCACGTTCGATGAACGCCCCCCCCTTTTTCGATTTGCGCTTGGCTGGAGCGGGAGGGGTGGTGCGGTGACGTGCCATCAGGTTGCTGCTTTCAGAGAGTAAATCCTGGCCTGGAATATACCTCAGTCATTCCTGACTTACCATATAAGGTCAGCGAATTCGTGCAGGGATTGATGCGTCAACCTCGTGTGGTTCGCGGTGATACCACTTGCCGCCTGCCACTGCGAAGTCGGTGACGCTGATGTAGTCAAACGCGGTGGAGCGCGTGTGCGTGTCTACGTTGATGAGGGCAAAGCCGTTGTGCCAACGCTCACCTTCACAGTAGGACGCACTACGACGATGACCCGAGCCGAGCTGGTGCCACTCGTAGGCGCCATAGATCGGGTTGAACTCGCTCCACACTTGATGCTTGTGATGGTGTCCGTTCACGCCTGGCAGACCCATGTTGCGGGCGTGCGGGAAGTGGTGGCACAGCACGGTGTCGTAGTAGACCTTGTAGTTGGAAGCCAGCTCCCGTTCGAAGTCACGCTTGCTGAACGCTGCCAGGTCAGCCTTGGCGATGTAGTTGATCTCGTACTTCTCCAGACCAAGCAGCTTTGCCACGGTGAAGCCGTGAAGGTCAGACAATACGGCTCGCAGTGCTGGCGTAGCGTCAGCCAGTTGCCGCAACAGACGAGCTTCGTGATTGCCTTCGATGAAGTCGATTTGCGCGTCAGGACAAGCGTCACGCAACGGGCCAAGAATCTTTTCATGGGCGAACTTGATGCGACCCACCACGTCCCACTCGCGCGGGTCGACGCCGTACTTGCCGAACTCAGGCAGATCGAAGATGTCGCCAACCAAGCTGATGACATCAGGCTGCACGCGTTCGGCGGTGTCGATCAGCACGCGCAGGTAGAACGGGTCGATTTCGATGTCATGCAAGTCTGAGCACGTCAGGATGGTCTTGAAGCGGTTGTCGTTGTCGCGCACGTACTTTTCGGCCCAGTCCGCACGCTCGATGTTCATGGCGCGGTAGTGATCCACCGACGCGTGCTTGGCAATCGCACGCTCATGGGCGTGCTGCTGGCGTGAGAGTTTGACACCCGCCTGGCGCTTGAACTCTTCGAAGGTGCCGAAGTAGCGGTTCCAGGTGGATTCAGAGATCGCGCTGTGGTTGCGAAAGTAGTTTCGGGTGACGACCTTTTCGGTGTCGATCAGGGAGATGCGTTGCAACTCCTCGATACACTCTTCTGGCCCCCAGTGCTCCATGAACTTGGAAGCGTCTTCGGACAGCGGGTTCTCAGACACACTGGCTCGTTGAATCAGTTTCGGCGAATGCGGGTCGCTCTTGCCCATAGTGCGAATGAACCCCGCCTTGTTGCGCACGGTCTTGATCGAAATACCGAGCACCTTGGCCACGTCTGCGACCGAGGGGTATTTCTCCAGATCGTTGTACGCCTCAACGAACTCTTCGATGTTGTGTTCTGATACTGCTGCCATCTTTACTCCAGTTGCTACTTACACAAGCATTGCCACCATGTTCGGTTGCATGTTTTCTTTGAACTCTGCGATGCGCTCTGCCAGAGCGAGCTTCGCCTTGCCGTTGACTTCGAGCGTGATGTGATCCATATCGCTCTGATCGGCCCATTGATTGCAGTTGTGAACGTCCCAGAACCAGCCTGCCGAAAGCGCTGCGTACTTGGGTGTTGACAGCAGACTGGGGTTGGCCACCAAGTCAACACCGAGATCGGTGCCACACTTGCTGTAGTTTTCTGCCCATGTCAGTTGAATCAAGCCTCTGCCATGAAACCCATTGTAGAGTTTCATACTGAGGGCTTTTGGGTTTTTGATGTACGGGGTTGCTTCAGCGGGTGATTTAAAAGCCCGCTTGAAGATTGATGCAAGTCGATCAGGGCTGGAATAGAACAAACCCTCTTCCGTTGCCGACAGCTTGGCCGACTCCACCTCGATGGTGGCCAGGAACGCAGCGATGCGTTTGGGTGTATTGATCTCGTAGCGGGTCATTGCCGCGACCAGCGCGTCATAGAACTTGTCCGTGTTCGCTGGGGTTGCCTCGCACGCCTTCTGGACGTACTGCTTCGTTGGAATCATTTACGAAGCTCGTTGTAGGCGTCGATGCAGGCGTTCAGTTGCCGGATGGCGTCGTCGCCGTCGTTGGCGATGCCGACAAGCTCTTCAGCAGTCGTGGGGTCAAGTTCGGCTCGCGTTTCGTTCCGATCTCCGGTGGCAGGGGCTGCACTTGGGCTGGTTTGTACGGGACGCACGTTGACGTACAGGCGCTCAGTGCCAGCACGCACAGCAGCGCGATACTTGTCATTCGCAGTTTTGGCATTGCTTTTCTCCTGTGCCAGTTGGGTGGCCAGATCATTGATCTTGGCGGTGTGTTGCACTTCCTTCTCGCGCTCGGCCTCGTTGCGCTTGCCGATCTCGACCTGCAAGTCCAGATCACGCTCGGCAAAACCCTTGTGATGGCCGATGAAGTAGCTGGTCACGATCGCAGCCAGGCACACCAGCCACAGGTAGCGCTTGAGGGTATCCAGCGGGTTCATGCGGTCACGCGCTTTTTGACGGGCGTCTTCTTGGCCGGCGTCTTTTTGACTGCGATCTTCTTGGCGGGTGTTTTCTTGGCCGGTTCAGTGCGTTTGGCTGCTGCGGCTGCAAGGGCCGCCACGACATTGGTTTGTGCCGTTTTACGCGAGGCGACGAACTCCTGATGCGCGATCCACGAGTAGCCGCCGCAGATGATGGCAACCGAGTAGTCCTTGAACGCCCACATTGGCATGCCAAAGACTGTCGCTGTGGAGCCGGTCAGCAGGAAGTGGATACATTCGACCCCTTGCGCCAGCATGCCGACCGCCATGACGATCAGACCGATCTTGTGCCAGGAGGGGTAAAAGCGTTGGTGTTCACGAAACAGCCCCAGAACGATGACTGCCACGCCGATGATGTCAGCGATCAATACGCTGGCGTATAAGAGTGATTCACGCATTGGGCTTCTCCTTACTTGCTTGCGGCTTTGCGGGTACGGGTTGTCGCACGAGGCTTGGTCTTGGCAGGGCTGCGTTTGCGGGCCTGCTTGACCTCATGAGCCACCTCGAGGATGTCGTCCGTCTCGCGGTGGTCAAAGAAATTGGCGATGAAGTTGATGAGGCCGACCGATGCAACCCCAACCACAAAGCCGATGCCCAGGGCGGTGTCCATGTCGGCGAAGTCCATGCCGAGGTATTTGGCGACCATGCCGCCCAGGGTGAACGAGCCACCCACGGAGATGCCACCAATGATGGCGCCCGCAGCCAGCTTTCCGTGCTGCTTGATCTTTTCGGGCTGCCAAAACACGCTCACGCTCAAACCTCCGATGAGGCCAGCAAGGGCCGATAGGACTTTGCCGATGACAAAGCCGGTGCCTGCCGTGGCGGTCGAAATGGGTTCTGGCATTGAGCCTCCTAAGTGTGTCTCACCCGTGACTTACGTCAAGGCGCAATGTAAGAAGATGTGTGGACGACTCGGCAGACATGGTTATTCCTTCGAGACAAACGACAACAGGCGGTATTGTCCACCGCCCGACCCGTAAAGTCAAGTCACTGGTGACTGACGTAGGAGGTCGATAAGTTGCCGTTGTGTAAGGCAGTGCTTGAGAGCTACTCCGACGTTGTGTTCCACAACCTTCTTTGTATAAGAAAGCTCTGTGTCCAGATTAAGCACAGCGTTCTCACGCACAAAGGCCGCTTTGGTAAGGTTCGTTCCGGCGTAGTTGCAAATCATTGCCAGCGGCGCGTAGGTGTGCGCCTCCCCAGTATTAGCCTCGAATGCCTTGGGGGTATGTTCCTTCCATGACTCGACCCATTCTTGGAACTTTGGTGGCCCGTTCTCGACCGTAAATCTCGTCCAGAATTCGGTGTCATTTCGTCCAGTCGCATAGTGCATGTAGACGTTAGCCACACTGAACTCGGAAAGGTTGGCAATTCGTTCGTTCACTTTGGCAATCTCTTTTTCATTCAAAGTAAACAAAAGCGATGGATTCTTGATGAGAATATCCAGTTGACTCATGGCAATCCCAAGACTTGTGCCATCCATCGGTTCAAGAAACCCTGAAGAAAGACCCAAGGCCATGCAGTTCTTGACCCACACATCTTCGTAGCGACCCGCCTTGAAGCGCAACGGCTTGAATGGCAAGACTCCATTTGGGTCAATAACTTCGCGCAGCGTTCGCTCTACTTCCTCATCTGATATGCCGCTGGAGTCATAAACGTAGCCGTTACCAATACGACTATGTGTCGGCACGCTCCACAGCCAGCCAAACTTATGTGCGCGGAAGTGTGAATACGGTTTCACCGGCCCGTCATTGTGCTGCGCGAGGAAAGGTTGAGCACTGTCAACTGGAAGGTATCGGCGGTAGTCGACCCAGGGCGTGTTGTAGTGCTTTCCGATAATCAGTCGATGAAAGCCCGAACAGTCAAATACGAAATCCGCCTTCACCGATTCGCCTGTGTCAAGACCGAAGCCGGTAATCATCCCACCGTCCGAACTCTGGATGGATTGAACAATGGCGTCAATGTGTTCGACTCCGCGCTCCAACGCCAGTTTTGCAAGATACTTTGCAGCAAGACCGGCATTGATGTGAAGCTGAATACCGCCAATCGCTTGTGGCTTGCCATCGCGAAGGGTAAATGGCACTTTGTTTGCCAGTGCGAACTTTGCAATTCCGAAATCGTTCAGCGATTCGTTGTTCGCCACCTTGTTGACGTACATGAGGTCGCCTTCGCGCAAGTGCTCAAGGTGGGGAGGCAGAAAGTTTGAGCCGTCAATTGCGGGCAGCGCTGATACAGGAATAAAGATCGCCCTACCATCTCCGCCAAAGTTTTCAAACTGGCAGCCAAGTTTGATGGTTGCCTCTGTTTTCGCTATGAAGTCGAGCATATCGACGCGGCAGAAGTGCAACATTTGGGTAAACGAAAAGTTCGTTGATTCGCCAACGCCCACAATCCCGATCTTCGAACTTTCGATTACGGTGATTTTGGTTCCCATCGGCAATGCTTGTTTCATGGCAAGGGCGGCCATCCACCCCGCTGCCCCTCCGCCAACAATTACGACATTCTTGTGCTGCGTCATGTGCTTACGAGAAGTGTTTAGCGATGCTGACGCTGGCTATCACCATCCACAGTAGATTGAACACAATGATGGTGGGAAGTGTTTTGATTGTGGAAGTAATGACAAGCGCAAAGCTGGTGCAGAACGCGACAATGTAGAGCCACCACCATTGAACGCCAAACAGCAGTCCAGGAATGATGATGACCAACTTCGTCATGAAGGCGACGAACTCCAGGGTGTTCTCACGGTTCCAATAGGAGCGGTGCTTGAATTGGCCCAACACCTCGGCCATCTCTTTGATACTTGTCATAAACCAATTATAGTCACGCGTGACTTATCTCCACTGCCTACCTTTACAGCGGGCAGGAAATAGTTCATTTGTGACTTATAGCTTACCCAGCATCGAGAGCGCCTTTTTTGGCACGTCCGACGACTTGATCCAGTTGACATCTGGCTGACCGTCCGGTGCCGTGCCGCACTCTTCGATCTGCCCTTCTACTTCACGGTAGTATTTCTGCGCAAGGTGGACAATGCGAACACCTGTGTCTTCACACGCACCGACAATCCATTGCGGGCTTGGCGGTGTAGGGACTTTTTCAATCATCGGCTCACCTACTGTTTCTGGTTTCTTTTTTGCCATCATCTATCCTTCTTGAACTTCGATAATCAGAGTCTGGCTATTCAGACCCCTGTCACTTGAGCGCATTTTGAGACGCAGCTCCTCGACGCCAAGCGGCTCAATCTCGCTCTTATCGCCGATTCGCACAGCCCAGATTCTACTTGCCTTATGAAGTTGTGACAAGAAATGGGGCCGCTGGGCGTATATCGAGCCGAACGATCCAACTACGTTTGCGCATCCGTCCTTCAGATCATCGTGATGAGAGTGGGCCAGGACGTGTTTCGCAAGCGGGTTATGCTTTGCAATTGCCGAATAGGCAAGATCAGCTGACGATGGAGTGTCTACTACTTCGCAATCGAGCATCTTCATCAGCTCGGCAGCCAGGCTGTCGTAGAGCCTGGGGCTGCCCTGACAGGCGTAGGCAACATCACCGTCTGTCGCGGCTTCAAGTCGCTTGAGAAATTCCGCGATGATTACGGCCGCTTCAGCCGGCCAACGCCGCGCCCCGCTTGGGGAAAGCCAGGCATTGACGGAGACGATGACTCTTTCGGGCAGATCGTTGTGTTTATGCAGGAGCCAAAACTCTGCTTCAGTCAGCAGGCAGAAACCTACCGAGAGCAGGTATCTGTATCCAACTTGAGCGCACACGAAGTCATTGTTCTCGTGAGGCGCCCTGTGCGCGATGTGAGTGGCGCTGACCAGAATTTTGCTGCCGGCAACTACCTGCGCAAACTCTGGCGTAACCCCCTCAGATGTGAGAGGGATGCCGATGATTTTCACGCCGCCGCCCTGATCGGGATAACGCGCTTCTGAGGCGCTGGCGCCGTCTTCCACAAGTCTTTTCGATCATCGCGCTGCGGACCATCAATCCGAAGTGGTGCGAAGCCAGTCAGAAACTCCATGCCGGCAGCGAAGATCGGCACAGCATCAGAGAAGGCGTTGTCGCACGAAGCATCCCAGAGTGGGCCTTCGAGGAACATGCACGACCCCGAGCAGATTTGCAGCATGGGGCACTTGGGACATTCCTCACGTTTCGACCAATGGGTTGCCGTTGTGAGTTTTGCGTTGTCGAGATCAGAAACGTGTCCGATCTTGTGCGAGTCGCCGTTCGGCGCTACGCCGGCTGCGCTGACGTTCTGACAAGTGAGGATGTTTCCCTTCAGGTCAACCGCAATGTTGTCGGCGCGATCCATGCCGCACTTTTGACCCAACGAGCTTGCTGGACGCGAAGTGCGAATAGAGTTCACGAACGACTGGATGCGATTGACTACAACGCCAAACCTGTCAGCTTTGCCGCTTCGGATTTCTGCAAAGGCTCGATTCCGGTACAGCGTCACGTCTTCCGGCTTCAGAGAGTTCGAAAGGCCGCCCTCATCGTAAGCGTCCACGAACGAACCTTCTCCAATGTAGAGTTCAGCATCGCCGGTCAGCTCTTGGAAATACTTCTGGACAGCCGCCCGCGACATATTGTGGCGGTTAATCATGGCGTTGAAGCTAATGCGCTTCTTAGGCATGAGCCGCGCATACAAGTCCATGATCGCTTCTTTGGTTTTTGGGTCGGCAAGAGGGTCAGGGCCGCGAACATGCTGTCCAGGGCCATCATGCGAAATGCCAATCTGAAACTCCATCTTCTCAATCCAGTCGTTCAGTTCTTTTGTCAGAAGCGAACCATTTGTGATGATGGACATCACGGCATCAGGGTACTTCGCTTTCAAAGCTTCCGACAGTGGGCGAAGTGTCTTGATGTAGACGAACGGCTCACCACCCCAGAACTCAATCTTTTCTGGCGGCTTTGTCACCCAGTTGTCCAGCGACCCCATGAATTCTTCAACGTCACCTGGGTTTGTCTCTCCGGCGCGGGGCACGAAACGCTGGCTGCAATACTCGCACTCGTAGTTGCACGACAGGCCCAGAGAGACTTTCAGAACTCGGGGTGTCGCTTTACCAGCAGGCGTTTCTTTACTCGTGACAATGGCAAGGCCGCGCTCCTGCACTTCAAGCAGTTGAGTGATCGGATTTCCCCACGAGTCCTTAAACTCGCTTGTGGTGTTGTTGTACTCGAACGTCCGCTTTTCGCCGCGCTCGTTAATTCCAGTGATCTTAAATACAGGCATTATGCAATCTCCATTTCAAAGTGAATTTCTACGCTTGGACGTTGGCCGAGATACACATGCCCAAAGTGCAAAATGTGACTTGGAAAAATGAGCAACCCATCGGGGCGTGGCTCGACAACGTAATTTCTGCGTTCGTCCGGCAAGCACTTAGAGCCAAACGAACCAGCGGGGTGATTCAAGACCAGACATCCGTCATGCTCGTCTCTAGAACCGTCTGGATGTGCGTCACAGTCGATCCAATAGATCGCCGATAAGTGCGATGACTCGACGTGCGGAGGCACGAAGTCATGCGTCTTCTGAACCAGCTCCCGTCCGGTAATGTGTGAAACCTCAACGCCGAACTCCAGTTCGGTGCGTTGCTTCACAGCTTGAAAGATTGGAGCAAATGTCGGGTCGCAAACTTCCAGTGACTCGCGTGTCGAGCGCGACCAAGGCTTTCCATTAGCGTTATATGTTTGGTAGGCAAGGACAGCTCGTTCTCGATATGCGTCACGCTGCTGGCCCTGAATTCCCAACGCACCCCGATATATTGGGGTCGCAAAGATTTGTGTGAGCATTAAATCACCTTGATTCGCACATCCGTTGCGCCTGGGTAGTATTTCCATCCGAGCTTCACTCGTGCTTCGCCGCCAACAGGCAAACCAAGTGCCGAGAGCTGAAGCGTTCCAGTCCCGTTGATGATTTGGACTCGCGTACCGCTCGTGATGCCGAAGACTGGCTCCACGAACACTTCTGTGTTGCGGTTTTGCAGGTTGCCAGCCGAATCTTCCACGCGAAGTTGAATATCCGCAGTTCCGCCCGCCGCAACTGTTACAGGCGCGGTTGCGGTGATGGTGGGGAACTTGAGGACTCGCTCAACGCCGCTGGTTGATGCTTGACTCCATTCGCGGGTCAGATCGCCAGTGACGACGAGGTTCGCATCTGTGGCGTCGGCATTCAGGTTGACCGTGATAAACACGTCGTCCGTCGAATCTACAAAGGGCACGTTGATGCCGACTGCCAAGTTCACTTTGGTGCGAGCGGCGTAGTCCGGCGCAGCTTCACGCAGCGGAAGTGTTTCAACGAACAGCGGGAAAATCGGCGTAAATGCGAAGTCAGTAGTTACCGCCAAGAAGTACGTCTGGTGCGCAGTCCAATCAGGACGCGCACGAAGTTCCTTCATGCTGACTGTGGCAGAGGTGGTATAAATGGTCGGCTCGATGTCTGGCATAGGCAAACCATTTTCACCGCACTTGGTCGCAGACATTTCAAAGTCCACGGTCAGAATTTCGGTGGATTGATCGTAGTGGAACTTCGCTGTCGGGCGAAACCCTGGCGAAACGTGATTGTTTTTAACTCCAAGAACTTTCATCATGATCTTTCTTTAGCAGGAGCAATTGCAATCGCAGTTGCAAGCGCAGTTGAAGTTGTATTGGTACGTGCGCAGTGCAATGGACGAGCCGTTATCAATCAGCACACCGTTGTAGGCATTCAAACCGCCGCAGTTCGCCGCAACCGTTGTGCAGTTATTGCCGTTGTAGCAATTTCCCGTGTTCCCGTTATGAACATAAGCGGCTGTATTTGCCGTTGACACGTAATAGCTATAGGAGCCAGGCAGGACAGAGCAGTTGTCAATCGTGTTGAAGAAGTACGAGTGCAGCCAACCGTAGGCGGAAGTCCAGATGTTGCCTGAGTTGTCGCTGTATTCTGCCCACCCTGCCGAGCTGTTCAGGAAGCCTGCAAGACCGTTGTCGTGATACAGGTAGCGCGTCCCCCAGGTTGAATCTACCAAGTTGATTGTTGGCGAAGTCGACGTGATCGACATATTGCCGAACGCCGTGTTCGAGGAGTTCATCGGCGTAAAGCCCAATGCACCTGTCACGTCAGCCGAACTGAGCGTCACCGCGCCTGTGCGCGAATTGAAGGTGTTGACCAGTGAAGTTGTGGCTGATGCCGATGTCACGCGGCCTTTAGCGTCCACCGTGATCGTTGCAGCAGCGTAGGTGCCGGCAGCCACGCCCGATGCGGCCAAAGTACCTGTGATGGCAGCGTTAGCTGTACCGTCGAAGGTTGCTGTGCCGGTCACGTCGCCTGAAATACTGATCGTGCGAGCGGTAGCCAGTTTTGTAGCTGCGGCGACGGTGTCGTCCAGATACGCGACCGTGCGAGCGTTGTCCTGCTCCAGCGTCCAGACGGGGCCTGTCAAGTTGGTCAGCACGTATGTCTTGTTCAGATCGGTGCGATAGCAAGGCATGCCCAACACGAGGTTAGTCGTGGGGAATGCTGTGCCGGACGACTGTGACATCGCCGTCAGAATGTTGCTAAGCAACAGACTGCGGGAGGCGGTCAGCGTGGTGGTATCGGGAATGTCTTGATAGGACTGCATGGTTTCTCTTTCTATTCAGTCGTGACTGATTATAGCCACTAAGTCGAGGGATTAGTAGCCTTGAGCCGTCCACGAGACGGTGCCGCCCACTCGAGTGCCGTATGGCGTCTCGAGAATCAGGGTAAAGCCGCCATCGTCAGGACTGACGATCTTGGGAATGGCCATCACTGTGCCGCCCTTCAGGGTGGCGGTGATTTCTGGAACGATGTGGAACGACCGCTCAAACGTGACGCGCACGCCGGTGGCGGCTTGGTCAACGGTAATCGTGGTGGAGCCGCGATCGAATACGTCGGGCACGTCCACCGTCACCTTCATCTGCTTGAGTTTGGCGCGGTCAGAGGTGGTGGACTTGAGCACGGCGCGGAAGATCGCGTTCTGGTATTCGTAGTCGCCAGGGATGAAGTCGCGAAATGGCGCGTAGCCAGGGGCGCGACCGGCATCGACGATGTTCATGAAGTTGGCCAACGTCATTGGCTCGGTGGAGATCAGCATGTCCGACACCACCGCGTTGGCATGGCGACGGTATTCGTCGAACATGGCCAGCGATTCGGCAATCGACAGCGTGCTGACCTTTTTGATCGCATCTTGCGTGCTGAAACCTTCGTTCATATAGACGTGGTAGCCGACCGAGCGTCCGAACAGCTCCAGAACGCCGATGACTTCATGCACGGCCAGCGTGACCACTTTTTCGAACTTCGTTTCAGCGATGCCAAAGCTCTCGGCGACCGCAACGGTTTCGGTCTTGGCCAGCTTGTCCGCCACGCCGATCGACTCAGAGATCGACTTCTCCGACAGCTTGGCCACTGCGTCAGCCAGGCTCATCTGCTCGAACGACGCCTTGGTGACGCCTTTTGCCAGACCATCACCCACGCCAAAGCTCTCAAACTCGGGTTTGATAACGGTCTTGGCCAGGTTCTCAGCGAAGCCCAGCGTTTCATGAGAGGCGACAACGGTTGCTTTGCGCAAGGCGTCAGCGATCGTCAGCCCTTCTGCGAAACTCTTTTCCAGGCTCCGAGCGCCCGCATCGGTGATGCCGAAGGTTTCCGACAGCGGTTTGGTCAGGTCATTGCCCAGCGTGTCGGTGAATCGAATGTGCTCACACACTCGAATAATAAAAGCGATGTTATCGAGGTACGAATCACGCACCCCAAGGTCTTCAAACACCGCCAATGCGATGTTGCGAAACAGAGCGTCAGCAAGACCAAAGGACTCGCTGAAGTTCTTCCCGATGCCCCGACCCGAAGACTCGACGATGCCGAACCCTTCGCTCTTGGGCAGCGTCATCTGCTTGGCAGCCAGTTCATCGACGTGCAGCGTTTCTGACAGCGCCAGGGTTGCGTCAAAGCGACGGGCGTCTGTGGTGCCAAAGCTCTCGCTGAAGGGTTTGGCGACGCCTTTGGCAAGGTTCTCCCCTACCCCCAGCGTCTCACTGAGCTTCATGACCTGGCTGCGAGCCAGAGCATCCAGGACACCCAAGCCCTCGGCGGCGGCTTTCGTGAACGAAATCGCGTAGGCATCAGAGGTGCCGAAGAATTCCCAGAAGGGTTTGGAGACTTGTTTGCCCAGCACTTCACCGAAGCCGACCGTCTCGAACACCCCTTTTCTGGTGTCGAACCGGATGGCGTCCGAAGTCTGGACGCTTTCTGCGAGCGCCTTGCCGAACTGGGTGAAGTATTGGTCAACCGTACCGAAGGACTCGGCCAAAGGTTTGGTGAACTGCTTGGCGCCGTTATCGGCCACGCCCAGCGTTTCACCCACGGCGAGCGTGTACGCCAATGTAGCAAGGCTGTTCCAAGCCTTGCCCGCATTGATCGAGTTCCACGCAAATGTGCCGCCGGCCCACGTCAGCGGCGCACCAGTGGACGTGCTGACGCTAACGCTGTCCATTACAGTCCCTCAGTGGTGACTGATTAGGACATTGTGAACGTGAAGACGGTCGTCAGGGTGTCGTCAGCGCCTTTGTTCACCACGGGGAACACCACGCGGTCGATCATGATGCCAGCGGAGGCAGCGTTGAACACGCCCGACTCAGTGATGGCACCCGTTGCGACGCCAGCGGCGAAAGTCGTGGTGAAGGTGAAGGTTTTCGTACCGGCAACGTGTGCGTAGGTCGAAGCCAGGCGCGACACTTCAGTACCCAGCGAGGTCTGGCCCGAGGCGGCGGCAGTGGTGCCTGTACCGACAGCGGTGTAACCCATGCACGCGGGGCGGCTGGCAGCTTTGCCGATTGCGTCAGCAATGAAGTCAAAGCCAACGTCAACGATGATGTTGTCCTTTTGGGTGACTTCCACTGTACCGTCTGCTTTTTGGAGCATCAGGGTCAGTGCGCCTTGCAGCTTGAATGTGTCTTGAATTTTCATTTGGAGAGGCTCCTTGTTGAAGGTTGCGGGGATTCTAAGTCATTCCTGAGTGAATGACAAGTTTAATACAAAGCCAGCGTCGTAAAGGCGCCAACCGCTGTATAAGGTTGTGTGTCCGAGTTGATCTGGCTGCCATCCATGCTGCCGACGAACAGCGCACGGTCAGTACCGGACTGGCTGATGCCGATGCACACCCGCTCGTCCACGGTCAGCAGGTGCGGCACCAAGTTGCGGTGGCCATTCTTGTCTTCAAGGTAGAACGAGGCTTCGCGCAGGCTGTACCCCACTTTCAGGGTGCCGGCACTGCCACCCAGGGTGATGAACACGGCGTCGGTGAGCTGTTTTGGCTGAATCCAGAAGGTCTTGCTGAACGCGCTTGGCACGTTCACCGCCCATGACACCATCGTTGTGTCCTGAACGTAAACGCCCTGGCCGTAGCGCCCTTCCCCATAGGTCACGCCGTGATTCTGGGTCGGCAGCACTCCCGAGACGCTGGTCAAGCCACCATTCAGGCGCCAGCCGTCCACATCGTTGGCGTACAAGCCAATGTCCGTGGCGATCTGGAACTGCGCTGAAATCGCGGTCGCGTTGCCGGTGGGTGCCCAGGGCTTACCGCCATCAGATGAATCCCAGGCAAACAGGGCGTTGGCCCAGTTCAGTGTGGCTTAGCTCACCGCAGCAAGGTTGGCAAAGATCGTGTTTTGCGCACGCAAGCGGTACGGCAACGCTACGTCAAACAGATATTCCGAGCGCGAGTAGCCCTCTTCCATCTGAAGCGCGTCGTCGTAGTAGAACACGCCGTGCGTGACGCCAGGAAAGGCCTCGGCGTGCTTGTCCACGTCATAGACGATGTTCGAGTTCTGCGGTTTGACTACACCCGAAATCACAAACGCCGCCTCGTCCGCGTAGATGCCTGGGGAGGCAATCGCCTTGATCCAGAACGTGCGCGAACCCGTCGTGCCCGATGGCATCGTGTAGGTGGTGGACAGCGTTTGCGTAATGAGTTGGCTGGTGGCCCATTCCGAACCCTCACGAATCTCGTAGGAAACGATATTCAGTTCGCTGTTGGGGCGCCAGCGGAATTCCAGGCGGTTGCCCGACTGGATGCAGTCAAACTGGCTCACGGCGGCTGGCGGGTCGAGCACCAGACGGTACGTGGTCACGTTGTCCGAGTATTGACCATGTGAGTCAATCGAACGGATGTGGTAGAAGAACACGCCAGCGGTTTGCTGGTCGTGCGTAATCATCGTGCCCTTGAAGTTGGTCGTCAGCAGCGTGGAGTCGTCCCACGAGTTACCGCAGCGAATCTCATAGCCGGACACGTCGATGTCCTTCACGGCGTCCCAAGTCAGCTGCAAGTCAGTCGTGCGGCGAGCCACTACGAAGTTCAGCACGTCGCCAGGCGCGGTCGTCTTGCCGAGAGGCGTATAGGAGATCGCGGCGGGATTGGACTTGCGTCCAAAGTTGTTCAACGACCGGATTTCGAAGTCGTGGTTGGACTTGCGCACGTTGTCCAAGTCGATCGACATGCTGCTGGTCGTGATGGTTTGCACGCCCGAGGCGTACTTGCCCGTCCGACGCCAGCGAATCTCGAACAGCGGCATGGGTGCGTACCACGAGAACGTCAGGCGCGTTCCGATCAGGCCAGGCGCGACCTCGTAGGGCGACTCCACCACCTTCAGGTTGGTGGGCACCGTCACCGCGTTCGGGTCGATCACCGAAGTCTTGGCCGCTTCCAGCGCCAGGTTCTTCTCGATGGCGTCGAACTTGGAGGCGTTGTGCTCCACGGCGGTGATGTTGAACTGATCCAGCTTGGTGCCGTCTTGCGCGACACCAATCACGCGAGCCAGCATCGGCTCCAGTGATGCCTCCGACACCATCCACATCGAGTTGTTCAGCGGCTGAACGGCCAAGGGCGTCGTCCACGTCAGCGTCGTGTAGGTGCCAGGCGTTTGCAGCACCACTCGATCCACAAAGCTGCCATCAGGCAGGCGCATGGATACCATCGCGCTGTTGTTGGCCAGATCAATCGGCGCATCCAGCGTGATCGAGGTGGCGGTGCTTGCCATGATGCGACCACCCATGCGCTTGCCGGCGCGGTAGGTGTCCAGCACGCGAATGATCTCGCCAGGCATCAGGGTGGCCGAGTCCAGGCCGACCTTGAACTGGATGACATCCGATTCCAGGCGTTCGCTGTAAAGCAGCCAGCGGCCAACGCGGTTCGCCTGGCCACGACTTGTGCAACCAAACGCCACGATGTCGGTTTTGCGCACGCCGAACTTGGCCACCGAGTCCGCGTCTTCGACGTACTCAATCTTTTGCTTGTACTTGTCCTGTGGGTCGTTCCAAGTGACGTTGACAATCGAGTGACGGTCACGGCGAGCCGAGCCGGTGTAGTTGAACATGCCATCCACCACGTTGGCCGGTGTGAAGACCATGCCAGGTGCGGAGGGGCTGTCCTGTGTGAAACCGACCATCGAGCCGTTCCAATAGGTCATGCCTCGGAACGTCGAGCTGAGATCGGAGATCACCTTGTAGGCGTCTGCCTGAGTCTGAATGACGGTGTTGATGACAAAGCGTGGCTCGGTGCCGCCAAAGCCGTCCGACACCATTTCGTCGCAGTAGCGGCCAATCTGATACAGCTTGCCCTTGTCGATCTGCGAGGCAGACAGGTAGTTCCCCAGACCGTAGCGCGTGCTGGTCAAAAGGTCGTACAGCACCCAGGCAGGGTTGTTCGAAAGCGCCACCTTCATGCCGCCATTCCAGATGCCCGAATAGGTGCGCGTGTCGGGGTCGTAGTTCGATGGCACCTGGATGTAAAGGCCGTTGACCAGATACGAGCGCTGCGGAATGTGGTTGAACTGGGACGAGTCGATGCGCACGCCCACCATTGCCGAGTTCGGGTAGTTCAGCTTGGAGTCAATGATCTCCGTGTAGGAGTCAAACCACGTCTCGTTGCTCAATGAGGCGTCCGGTGCGTCGGCAGTCAAGCGCGTCAGTTTGATGTTCCACATCAGGGCGCCGGCCGGCTTGGGCAAATAGATCAGGTGGCTGCGCTGGTACTTAGAGTTGGTCTTGCCGCTGATCGTCAGCGTGGGGTCGCCGTCGATGAGCACATCGGTATAGGCGCCACCGTTGACCGAAATGCTGAATTTGTACTGTACGGTCGTGCCATTGATGTCACCCGTGGTCTTGTCTTGCAAGCGCAGCGATGGCAGTGACACAACCACGCGTACCGCGTCGGTTTGCGCCCCGTTGACCGTGATGACGTGTGGTGTGTCGTACTTGACCTGCACACCCACGTTATAGGGCGTCTCGACATCGGAGAAGCCGGCAATAACCTCTTGGTTTTGCTCACCGTTGCGCGATTCCCAGGACACGCCTTGAAAGTTGAAAGAGCCGTCCGCGTTGCCCAGTGGCGTGTCATCCAAGAAGATGGACTCAGCACCCTTGACCAGACCACCAATCACGCCCTCGCCCAGCAGGTCGAGCAGCGAAATCATGGCTCGCGATTGCAGACTGTCTTCGGCCTCTACCGCTTGACGCCCGCCACCACCGCCACCTTTGCCGCCACCACCTGCGCCGGCGATCATCGTTTGTTTTTGTTCTTGCATAGCCAATTACATCAGTTGGTCGATTGTAAGAGATGCCGAGATCGCATGCGAGCCAGCGCGGATTTGTCCATAGATCAACGGCACAGGGACGCCCTGCACGGATGTGTTCACAGGGCCATCGAAGTAGTAGGAGGTCTTGTCTTTTCGAGCCGATGGGTCGCTGGCGGTGGGTTTGGGCGACAGCGCCTCAATCACCGAACCCAGCATCAAGGACACACCCAAGCTGCCGATTGCGCCACCCACGGGGCCGCTGAACCATGTCGTGCCGAAGCCGACCACCGCAAGCACGGCGCCGATGACGAAGCGCACGCCCGAGCTTGCACCCTCAATGACCGGAACCACATAGATGCTCTTGGGCTTGCGACTGGCCCAGAAGGTGTCGTTATCCAGGTCTTCTTTGTGGCCGTCGTCGTACTCACACACGACTTGGTAGTAGGGAAAGTTGTTCAGCGAATTGCGAATCCAGTTGAACAGGCCAGGCTTGTTGGCGTCGATGATGCGCAGTGCATCCGGCACGGAGTCCGCCTCGAGTTCCCACTCGCGACCAAACTCCTTACCCAGTGCGCCTTCCAGAATTACAGTGGTTGTCATTTCGTTTCGTGCCTCAAGTGATGGCTGGTGTGCTTGGCCCACATGCCACCGTAGGTGTCGATGCGAGACAGGCGCCCCTGGCAGTGGTGCAGCATCTTGTCGTCGCCGACATAGATGCCAATGTGATTGGGCAGCTTGGCGCCGACCTGCATGATGAACAGATCACCCACCTGCGGCTCCTCGTCGATCAGGAGCCTGAAGCCCTGCTCGGCATAGCCGTTGGCAAAGAAGTCCAGGCCTTTTTCCCAGAAGCGTTCCACGCGCGGGTACTCACCCAGCGTGACGCCGAATTCTTGGCGGTAGTAGTCGCGCACCAGTGTGTAGCAGTCGTTCACCCCGAACAGGTAGGTGCGCCCCTCGTAAGTCATTTCCGTTTCGTGAGGATGCAGTGTCGTAACGGGCGTGCATTGCAGACCGCCTTCAGAGTTCCACACAGCCAAGATGTACCACGGCAAGCGCGATGCGTTGCAGCCGGCAATGTCGGCTTCAGACGGATTAGGCGGCACATCACAGTGGGTGTGCCACACGCCAATCACCTCGCCCAGCTTGGCAGCGTCGATGTAATCGTGCGGATTGATTCGAAAGTTCGAGCGCGGGTCGGCGGCGACGTTCTGGCAGATGATGATGCGCGGACGACCGTTGGCCGAGACGACCAGGCCGCAGGCTTCATTGGGGTAGCTGGCCACCCCTTCTTGGCGCATGATCGCCTCAAGGTCAGTTGTTCGATTCATTGCGTACCGATCCAGGAAAGCCACC